CATCAACAAATATTATATTTGAATTATCTGCCTTAGCAGCGATAGCACCGTTAAGTGACTCTTTTACTGTTGGATACCCTTCGGCTCCTTCATACATGATCCAAACTTCATAGTTGGAATCAATAATTGATTTGTGCATGTGCACATTTGCGTCTTTTACTTGGTCCATGTTATTATTGTTAGTGGTTGTATTACTGTTAAAAACTCTTCTATAGTTAATGTTTTACCTGTATCCGTTTTAATAACTACATCTTCTAATACCTCGGGATACTGCTCTATCATTTTCATCAAGGCAGTTAAACCTCTGCCTCCGTAAAACGTTTTGAAGCTAGATTCGCCTAATATATTTGTGTCTTTTATACAATCTGCTTCAGTATCTCCTGGCAGTAAAATAAAGTATTGCATTGTTTTAACAGTCTTGGTTTAGTTTATAATTCAATATACATTCAATTACAGATCGTTTGTATACGTTAATGTTTGACAGTAATCAATTCATGTTCATACGTTTCGAGACTATTAATTATAATTGTCAAACAATCAATATTAAATTCTCCAGTATCATCTGTACCTGTTATAATATCTGACATATTTTGGATTAGCTCGAATGTTTGTTGAGTGACTCGGTTAGCGTCGAATATTACTACAACGTCATTCTCTCCCTCAGGATAATTTTCATTTATCATTAACACTCGTTTACGTAAGTCATATGATGTATTTTCCTGCTCCATTTCAATATAGTCTTGTGCTCGTCCAATATTAAAACTTTCATCAACGTATATTCTATCACACCAAGGCTCTAACGCTTCTAGTAATGGCAAATTACCATTTTTCATTACAAACGCAATATTACGTTTTTTAGGTATTATTGGATATTGATACTCGTCATTTTTAATCCAACTTCCCCATTTACGTAAATAATTTCTAGCAGCTTTTTTTGACACTATCTTATAATAGTCATCATCTTTACCAACTTGATCATTCCATCTGTGCCCTCTACAAGTTAAATGATATACAAAAGCATCTCGAGACTGTATTAATTCATAACCTGCTAAAATCCATCTCTGGAAGATATCCGAGTCTTCGTAAGGAAACGGAGCAAATAATGGATCGTGCCCTCCAATTGCTTGGAAATCTTTTTTATACAATATCCAAGGAGCGAACATTCCTTTAGTAGTCTCATTAGCAAATATATTTTGATTTTGTATACAATATTGTTCAAATGATGTTACATTAAGTGTGTCAAAGTCTTGACCAAAATCCATTATAATCTTTTCTTTTCCGGCAGGATGTAATGGAGGTTCAATTCGTGTAGCGCATACTACAGTGCCTGGTTTAAGATGCTTTACTAAATTTTCAACATAATTAGGACCAATAATCATATCAGCATGAAGTATGCCTACAATTTCATTAGTAGCTAATTCAATGCCTTTATCATACAATATTGTATGACCTACACGTGTGTCAGATTTATAAGCTTTCACTTCTCTATGCTGACGCTCTTCGGCTAAATTCCAAATCCATTCCCAAGTTCCGTCAGTTGACCCATCGTCTAACAAGACAATTTCAGCTTCAGGAGCGTGTTTTAGAATACTCGCGAATACATTTTTTAAATGTTGCAAGTTATTATAACTAGGTATTATAAATGATATCATATACTATAATTTTCTCCGTATTTACGTAAGTCCCAATATAGCGAATTCATTTCAGAATTACTAAAATAACTAAACATTTTTTCTTCAGCATTTTTACAAAATTCACTTACGCCAATATTAATTTTATTTTGCTTAAACGTTTGTGAGTTTAAGTGACAAATAGTATTTGTATCAGACACAATAGTATTTAATTTATACTTTTCTGTAATACAACCGGTATATAAGTCATTACCCCAACCGTATATTAATTCTTCAGGATACTGCTTTATAATTTCTAAAACGTCTCTGCGTAATAATGGACATTGAAAATCTACCCATTTTACGCTACGTAGACCTCGACCCCAGTTCCACATTTGTCTCCAATAACATTGATCAATTGAAGCGTTAATAACTGAAGGAGAATAAACTGCTGCGTCAGATTCTTTAGCTTCTTTAAGAGATGTGGTTAGAAAAGATGGCCCATGAAATATTAAATCGTTATTTAGAAAGTATAAATAATCATGATCGGTAGATAAAAAATAGTCAATTACTACATTAAGTCCTCCTCCGAAAAATACATTCTCATCTAATCGATGCGTAGTTGATTTAGCAGGAGATTCTTTTGAACCGTTATCTACTACCATAAGTTCGCACGATTCAAATAAAGGATCGCGTTTAAGTTGATTAACTAAGTTGTCAGTTAAGTCTGGTAAATTGTGATTAAGCGTTGCTATTAACATAGGTATGTTGTTTTTAATTGAATATGTTCATTTAAAGCGTTAGAATGTAATGGTACTACGTAACAATTACTATATCGTGACATACAATCTGTACCATATCCTCCCTGATGTCCTATTATTACTGTTGCTTTACTCTTAACATAATTTTGCACGCGCAATGTCATTTTAATTTTTTTAGCATCAACAATTTTATTTTCAGTTTGATAATTAAAGTCTACACCTCCTGAAAAATATATCCATGGTAAGTTATGATTATACATTTCTTTTTGAATTAAATCTCTGCGTCTTTGTATATCATCTTCTTTCATATTGATTGAATAGAAAAATGAATCGTCTATATACAAAAATCCGAAATTATTAGTGCCGAATAGTTTATTAATTATCAAATTGCCTTCTGATTTTTCTTGTTCAGTCCAATATAGTTCTGGCTCACAATCATTCATTTCATCTTCTTCAAACCTCCAAAACTTAAGCATTTGTTTTACTAAAGGGATATCAGGAGTATCTTTATCATATATTCTAAAATGATCGTGATAAACAGGCATATCTTCGGGTATAAAATCAATCATACCATCTACATATGGATTATTCATGAATATTTCAATTACGTTATTAAATGGATTTTCATGTTTATTTAACCATTGATTAGGACTAAAATAACGAGCAATGCATTCAGGCGAAGGTATTATTACCGTGCAATCTGGATATTTTTGCTTTAATAGTCTAGGCATTGCAGATAAAATAACCCAATCTCCATATGAGTGACAAGTTCTAAACAAAATAAACTGTTTACTATCTAAATACTCATACGGAATTAGTGTATTAGAATTAATATCAAATCCTAATTGACTTACGTGTGAATGAGGCCGTAAATATTCATTTAAAAATATCATTGTTATTTTTAATTAAGTTACTAATTTATTTCCAAAATGAATAAATGCCTTTATTCAATTCATATTCGGGCCATACAAATCTTTCTCGTTTAGTCTGAATTTGAGCCCAGTTCCACATTTCAGTTAATCCGTTTTTTAAAGATGTTTTATGTTTAAATCCTAAGATATCTACAGATTTTTGATAGGATGGTACAGAATGTTTTACTTCATGCCTCGCTTCTTTGTAAATAATAGTTCCTGTGCCAATAACATCTCTTAATATTTCATTTGCTTTCTTGATAGAATGCTCTTCAATACCTCCTAAGTTAATAATCTCTTTAGATGCCTGGGGAAGTATTGCAGCATTCCATAAAGGTTCTAAGCTGTCATCAATATAACTAAAAGCTCGAGTTTGTTCTCCGTCGCCAAAGATGGTCATTGGTTCTCCATTTAGATGTTGATACATCCAAATTCCTAATACATTCCTGTACATGTCCCAAATATTTTGTTTGATACCATAAACGTTGTGCGGACGAATAATACACCAATCTAATCCATGCTGTTCACCTGCTATTTGAATATCCATTTCACATGCATATTTAGCTACTCCATATGGATCGATTGGTTTAGGTATTTGAGTCTCATCAAAGATTCTGCCATATCCATGCCCATACACTGCTAAAGTTGAAGTAAAAATTAAACGTTTAACATTGTGTTTAATACACTCATTAACTATTCTAGCAGTAGCTTTGAGATTGTTATCATAGTTAAATTGTCGAATAAAAGGAGATAATCCTTCAGCAGCGTAAGCTGCGAAATGAAATACATAATCAAACTTATTTTCTTCAAAACATAAATCAATTCTATGTTTAGCATCAATTAAATTCACTTCCCAAAAATCTACTTGTGGATTGATATTTTCTCTGTATCCTCCACTTAAATCGTCTATGCCTACTACTTTATATTCAGGTTTATTTGCAATAATCCAATCTGCTAAACGACTACCTAACAATCCAGCTACGCCTGTTATTAAAACTGTTTTCATAAAAATATTTGATTAAAATTATCGATATAAAATTTTTCATACGGTCTAAAATTTTCTCCGACGCTTATTAACCGAGTTTCATCAAATAATCGATGATTAAATGACGAATAATGTTTTGAAGAATTTATTTCAGCTGATTCATTACCTGGAAACGTTCGCTTAGACTCTTCAGTTAAACTAATCCAGTCGTTAGTGTCATAACTTATAAATTCGCCTATCCGATGTACGAATTCTGTATCTTCAAATCCGATTCCAATGTAATATTCATTAAAATATCCGGCGTTGGTCAAATAATTTTTATTAACTAAAAATGATGACCAACAACTATTAGTTTTAACAATTGAATTTATATTTCTTGATATTTTAAATTGTATGATATCATCTATGAAATTGTTTAAAATTCTGCAATCGTCATTTAGAATAAGGCAGTTGTCATAACAAGAATTAATAACAATATCATTCCAAATTTTTGCACATCCGCGAAACTTGAGATAGAAACTAGGATAAATATTATCGTATTGAAGGCATAAATTTAATATAAATGTACGATATTCATTATCAAATGATTGATTATAGTCACAGTTAACGGCTAAATATATAGGTATATTACTTTGTAATCGTATATCGTTAATTAAATTGACTACATATTCACGCCTCTTTGAATATGTCATTATTCCTATACAATAAGATTCATTATTTACTATCATAGTAGTATTGTTTTAATTTATATAATTGAGTTTGTATATCATCAGTTTGAATATCTCCAGAGAGGCACTTATCGAATGCATTAGTATCTTTCTTTAAAATATGTATTTCTTTGTTAAAAACTTTACTAATTTTTTGCAACAGTTCATATTTCGAAAGACATTGACCTTGCAATATCGTTTCTACATTGTACAATTGCCATGAGTTCATTAGTACATAACACTGTTCTGCCCATTCTAATGTAGTATTTCCATTCCATAAAGCATTTATATATCCATATACATACTCGTTTTGTGATAAAAACCATTCTAATAAACTAGCACGTGTGTTTAATTCAGGTCCAATAATTGACGTTTTCAAAATTTTAGTACGTATACCCGATTTAATTATATAATCGCTAGACATTTTTTTAGATATGCCATAATCATCAGAATCCATTTCACAGTCAGTTCCTGGATGTATTATATTACATGAAGTATTTATGTCAAGCCATATTGGCAATTCATGATTTATTGTAAAGTTTTTTGTTCGCTGCGGAATAGCTCCAATACAATTAATAATATAATCTCCTTTAAATTGACTAACAAAATTTTTAAACTCAATAGACGGATAACGATATTCACACGTAGAAATATTACATCTTTGGTCTAATAAGTATTTTACTACCATATGACCTAACATACCTCGATGTCCTAAAACCATCACATCCATGCTAATTTATTATTTAAGTGCATTTTTTTACATATAGTTACTCCAGGATTAAATGGAAGAGTAACTAACTCAAATTCGTTGCTATGCAATTCTTTAATCTTAATCGGAGTTTTGTAGCAATCATTACAAAAATGTTCTTGAGTAAGTTCTTCACTAAATGGATACGTGTCATGAAAAAATATAAATCCATCAGGAACTACTAGATCTTTCACATTGAAAAAATCTAAGTAGGATTGTGCATGGCTATGATCTGCATCAATAAAAACCATATCAAATTTTATATTAGTATCTTTAATAGAATTAAAATAATCATCAGTATACATTTGATGATATTGCATATTATTATCTAAATTAAATGGTCTAGGAGCTGAATCAACAGCAATTGCTTCTGTACAGTATTTAGATACTGGTACAAAACACTTTCCATCTCTCACGCCTAATTCTAAATATCTTTCCGGCCGTATCCATGCTGCAAACCATTCTAGTAAATTAACATGGTCAAATGTTTCTATCGGCGGCGGAACATTTCTTAAATGTATTGGTTTCATATATTTTATATTATGTTTGATTTAATTAAAAAGTTATATACGTCATTTTCAGGCATTAATGAATCATATGAATTATATGATCTACACTCGTCAGTCACTATACTATCAGTTATAAGAAAATTTTTCATCTCAATAGTCCGCATCCATTCTTCTGAAGATATCATTTCTTCGTGTAACTTTTCTCCTTTACGAATACCTATCAAATTTAATTTCATTGCATCATAATCTCCTTTATAACGTTTGATTAATGCTTTTGCGATATGTTCAATTTTAAACGATTGCACTTTTGGAATTGCAATACATCCATGTGCCTCCGGGGTTTGGTACGCCCAATCGATTAAACTAACAGCTTCTTCTAATGTTAATAAAAAACGAGTCATTCTAATATCTGTGATTGGTAATGTATTGCTACCAGAATTAATTAATTGTTTAAAATATGGAATGACAGACCCTGTAGACTCTAAAACATTGCCGTATCTAACCAGACAAACTTTAATATCCTTCTGTTTTTTTGCAAATTCAATATATAAACGTTCTGAAATTGCTTTACACATCCCGTATACGTTAACTGGTTTACATGCTTTATCTGAAGAAACATAAATTACCGTTTCAATCTTATGCGTTGACCTAGAAATACATTCTAATAAATTTTGATGACCGATGATATTAACATTAACAGATTCATATGGATTATATTCTGCAATTGGCACGTGTTTCATAGCTGCAGCGTTAATAACTATATCTGGCTGATATTCTGATATTGCATTATAAATTGAGTCCTTATCTTTAACGTCGCCGATCATAAATGATACTGTTTCTTTATTTATCCATTCAGCTGACATTAATGCTACCTGTTTATGCTCGTCACGGCTTAAAATTCTAATATTGTTAGAGTCTTGATATAATTTCGTAAGTTGCTTTCCTAAAGCTCCTGTGCCTCCTATTAATAGTATTTTTTTGTTTTTCATTTTATTCTATTTGAGATTGATTAATCGTTTAACTTCTGGCGAATATGTCGGCCCTTTATTTTCTTGTAGATTTGTTAAATAGTAATGCTCATCAGCTGGCATATTATCTATACTATAATACCATGGGGCATGTTTAGCTGTAAAATCTCCGGCCATTCTCAATACGTGACAATTTAATAATGGTTTACTATTAGGAGCGTATACCGCGAATGTAGTATCTACACCTGCGTGCCATATATCATATAATTCGTGATAAAATTTATTACGCCAAGAATCCGCTTCTATTGTTTTAACATGCTGAGAAAATGAAGTATCAGGCAAATCATCGATTCGTAATGCTAACCCTACTTTATGCAGCTGAGTTTCTTTACATACATCTATCATACATTCGATAAAATTGTCAGGTGCTGATTCTTGCGGTACTACATCTGAGTCGGTGAATACGTAATAGTCTTTAACAATTTCACTAAACACTGGATGATTTAATTCAAATGCCAATCGATAAAATGTGCCAGTATCATATAATGTCGCATCTATGTTATTATAAAATACATTTACACCACTACTTTTATACCAGTCTAATGTAGGTTGGTATGTAGTTTGATTATCAATAATGATTATGTTATTGTATCCTCTTACTTGAAGTGATTTTACTAATTCTTGTAGAGGTACTAACCTATCTTTATTTAGAATAACAATTGGAATATTTTTCATATTTTTATATTGTATTATTTTTAAATCTTTCAATCCATTCTTCAATATTCATTGTCGGCTGCCATCCTAATAATTTAAGAGTACGATTTGGTTCAGTTATAACGCTATTATCACGGTCTCCTTTTCTAGACTCGACATAAACAATATTATCAGTGAACATCTTTGCAATATCAATAATTTTGTATAATCTAGGATTGCCTAATTCAAATTCTTCATTTTCAGTATAGTGCCAGGAACGAATCAATCCATCAACAATATCGTCGACATAAGTAAACATTCTTTTTTGTTCTCCCGTTCCTACTACTGTAAGTGGCTCATTATTTCTATACTGGTCTTCGAAAATGCTAATAACACCTTCATATCCTTTTACAGGGCTACTATTATGCCCAGGTCCAAATACATTATAAAAATAACAAATTGAATATTTTAGCCCATACCACTCACTAAATGCTTTAACTAAATCAATACTCATTGATTTAGTTAATGAATATGGAGAATGTGTCACACCTTCCCATGCAAATTTAGTACTAGATCCGGCATAAACAATTTTAATATTATGTTTGATACAAAAAGTAATTACTTCAAATGTACCAACTGTATTGTAATCCCATACCTTTTCATATTCATTAAATGAAGGATGTATCCTAGAATATTCTCCTAAATGAAATATTACGTCAGGAATAAATGGCAATTCAATCTTATTAATATTTTTAGTATGATCTTCAATGTATATTACACCTTCAATTTCATTTTCGTGCTTACCAGAACTGTAATTGTCAATTACAACAATACTATTTCCTTTTTGTTTTAGCTGTTTAACTAAATTAGAGCCGACAAATCCAGCTCCTCCTGTTACTAGTATATTCATCTTTTAATACTTTAATGGTGCATTCCAATTTGATTGCATTACAATTCCTAAATAATTTTGTTTAAAATGTTCTTCTGTATACCCTTGATTCTTAAAGTCAATATATTGTTGACTGAAGTGAAAGAACTTAAACATCGGTTCAATAGCAAATATAGGAATTTCTTTTGATACTAACAAATATTCTCCATACCAAGTAAACTCGCTAGGCACTGTTTCAATTAAATTTGCAAATGTTATTTTATTTGGTTTAAGATAATTTTCTTCTAATGATTTCCATACTTTTGAGGCCCATATAATCGGGCCAGGCCCGAAATCATAAATTCTTCCCGTACGACTAAATAATTCCATAATAGGAGTTCTTGTTTCATTAAATGTTAAAAATGGATCAAATCCTAAATTAACATTATGTCTAGAAGTCCACTCAAATAAATCTTTTTGTTCATGCATTACTGTATACGGAGTTGACTCGTCATACATAAAATCTGATACATAAAAATCTTTAATAAAGTATGAATCTGAATCTAACATTACGTAATTTTCACAAACTTCTAATTTCCAAAAATTACTTTTAACGATTTGTTGAGTATTCCAATTTTGAGCAGGAATTGAATATATTTCTTCATCAGTAATTAAATTAACATATGAGCAGTCAATGTTATTTTTAAATAATTCTAATTCAATTTTAGGCACTGATACATAATACGGTATGTTATCTTTATTATGCTTTTTAATCGAATCTATTGAAACTTTTAATCGTTCTAAATCTCCAGAATAACTTTTTGTGTATAGTACTATTTTATTTTTCATACTTTCATTTTAATTTAATATAATGTATTCTTTTGATATATACTAATTTATTTTTCACTTAAAATAATCTTTGCTGTATATGTAGTAGTTAAATATTTTTTAGTATATTCTAACAACTGAATAACTTGATGTGTATAATTGTCAGGCAATCCTGTATCTATAACTGTTTGATTGCTCTGCTGTATTAAATCTTTTGGAAATAATGTCATTGTATTCTTTGGACAATTTTCTAACCCCGGAAAATATGGTATACATCCATTCATTAAAATTTCGTAATGTCTTAGACAATCCCACCCTCCTTTTTTTATTGTTACTCCATAGTACGAATTTTGATAGTCTGTATAATAATCGATTTGGTTATCATAAATATACGTAGACAGGTCTCCTGGTATTATACTTGCATAGTCTTTAATTTTATCTGGAACTGTGTTTAAAATTAATTCAGCTGGTATACAAAAATTTATAGGCTGAAGTTTGCCAGGTATACAGTCATGTATCAGCTCTCGTTTAAAGTAAATTCCTTTACCAAAATAATTTAGATTGATATTAGTATTATCTTCTCCATCAATTATAATAATATTATTTCGTTCGTAACTATCTAATACTTCATTAAAATAGTCTTGACATCTATTAATAGAACCATAGACTATCTTATCATAATATTTATTTTTAATCTTTTCACTAATATTAGTCCTGTCAATATCTATATTATCGAGAAGACCGTATAACGTAAATCCATTTCCATAACTTTTTCCGTTGTTTGGTACTTTAGTATTCCAATACTGTTTCATCGTATCGGAATACATATACCACATATGATTAACATCAACACAATCGGCACCGAGTAAAGAGCGCAGACCATGAAATATCATATCATTTTGAAAATCTGGCAGCTCATTACTAGATATAAATAGTACTTTCATTTTAGAATAATACAATCCCGGTTCCTGTTGCATGTCCTACGTTAGTTATATCATACTTCTCCTCTGTAATATCATTCCAAAATTCTTTCATAGGATCGTTTAATAAAATATCATCTAGTAGTAACATGCCTTTCCAGTTTATTAATTGTAGATATGAATAAAATTCACGTTCAAATATGCCATCATGATACGTATCTAACATAATAAATGGAGACTCGTTAATTATATTTTCATATTTTCCAGATAAAATATTATCAATTGTATAGTTAATGTTGCCAGGCAAATAAGATAATTCTTTCAATTCATACAAATCAAATGACTCTACAGTATTCTTAGTATTGTATGAAAGTGCCAATGACGAGCATCCTCTATTAGTTCCAATATCAATTAGTTTTTTACCGTTATAAGTTGTACTGATATAGGCTAATAGTTTATAATGCTCTCGTCCCGCGTGATCTAAAAAGTATCCACGATGTTCGACATTGTTTACGTAAGCGCCTAATTCAGTTAAGTCAATTTTATTAATTAATTCTTTATTAAATTCCATAGGTTAGTTTATTTAGTTTATTTTAAAAAAAGTTGATCAAATCTGTGCATTACATTTTCCGGGGAATATTCTTCGACTAATGACTTCCAATAACCTATAGGATATTTCGGATTAAATGACTTTAAAACGTTATATAGTTCAGTATCGTTATTGTACCAAATACCTTTATCTTTTAGCATTACAACATGGCCTTCGTCATACCCCTGAGGGCATGATATTACGGCTTTGTCTTGATGTAAAAATTCTCCTATAGTTAAGCTAAATATTTCTCCGCGTCTTCGAGCATGTAATAATGCATCGCATGTATTTATGAATGCAGTTTTTATTTCTAAATCATATGTAGCTTCTAAATGAATAATATTAGGTAATTGTTTACAAAACGGTTTTGTATTTAAAAACACAAAATATATATTACTATTTTCTTGAGCTATTCGTTCTATAACAGGATATATCCATTCATAATCAAACTCGTCATAACCGCCATGACGACCAAAAACAATAGCGTTTTCTGGAATATTTAAAAAGTCTCTGTAATTTTCTTTAACCTCAGGCAAATGTAAAATATGCGGTACATAATTTTCATTATCATGTGTCATTTTTTGTGATAGCCATTGAGCTATAAAAACGTATTTATCGCCATGTGGCTGATTATTTTGAAACACTACGTGGTTTAAATTTTTACATGATTTAAGTACTTTACCGTCATATTCTCCAGATTTAATATAATACATATACTCTATATTTTTTTGCTGAACGAATAATTCTAATTCGTCAAACGAATCGTATAAAAATACTTCAAATCTTTTTTGAAATTTATCTAACGCAAATAAATTGTTGTTTTTTGATGAAACAATATACGACTTATTGCCTAATACTAATTCATTATATAATGCATAATCATATAAAGCGACTTCTGTACCACGTACTCCTAATTGATTGCTGTGAAATCCAACTACTTTCATATTCCTTGGGGTATTTTAAATTTTTGTATCATATCATATTCATCGAATATAGGCATCTCTTTCCATTTATCTAACCATTTTCTTTTATTTCTTTGTTCAGCTTCTTTTTGCCGAGCTGATGTTTGGCCACCGTTCTCTTCTAATCGATGACTCCCTCTAGCGCCGAAGTGCCATACAACTGAACTAGCTGGCAGTACAAATCGTACATCATGATATAGCATACGCAAAAATAAATCCATATCATCCCAACTAGTTGGAGCAAATCTAGGATCATTACCTCCTACTTCATCCCAGACTGATTTTTTAACTAAACCTGAAACTCCTTCTCCTTTAGGTACTTCGTAAGATTGATTCATTACTTTAAATTCTTCGACCCATTCTTCAAATTCATTAGCTTTAAAATCATAATGAAACGCCCCGAATATTTCTAAAGGAACCAATGTTGTGCCATGACGAGGCGGAGAATTAAACATATTTGGTTCGATTCGATACGAGTTAGCCCATAATTTTTCATTAGGATACCTTTCATGAACCTTTAATAATTCAATGTCCCAATTTTTAGTTACATAAAAGTCTGAATGTAGAAACATTATATATTCCGTTTCAACATGATCAGCGCACACGTTCATTCCCCCTCCAATTCCTCTCACTTCAATAGTTTTAGGCTCAATAAGTAAAGTTAAATTATACTTATCTTTATTTTCAAATAGCCACTCATTAGTTCCATCATTACAATTTTCTGCATGAATAATAAATGGAGCATTTTTAAAATGACTGTTCCTCCTAACAGATTCAATAGCTAATTGAAGATATGGAAGATTGTTATAAGTAGAAATGCAAAAAGTTATTGGATTAGATTGTTCCATAAAATTCATTTTGCAATTCTTGTTTTGAAATGTCTTTTACATGATGTAAGCATAAGTCCTCTTCATCGGCAGGTATACTAGATATAATATCCCATCCAGAAGGTCTTTCATGTACAGCTCCTATCCATTTAATTTTAGGATTTCGTTTATATATACGAAGCTGATAATCAGGCCAATTAATACGATTTTTACTATCTTTACTCCAGCCCCATTTTTGTATATGCTCATTAGTAATTCCATTAACAATGTTTGCTCTAGGAACTGCAATACAATCAACGCTTTTGTTAATTGAAATTATCTCTGGCAGTATATCAATCAAAGCAGCATCTGGCATCTCATCTGCATCAATGTTAAATATCCATTCATTGGTACATTTTTCAGTCATAAAGTTTTTCTGCGCAGCAAAGTCTTTGTTAAGCTCTCGCTTAAACAATTTTATATGATTCATAGACTCATGCTCTTCTAGAATAGCTTTAGTAACTGGATCTGTAGAGTAGTCGTCTATTACTACAATTTCATCATTGTCTTGTTTATTCTCTATAATGAAGGAAAGTAATTTTTCAATACACTCCCCTTCATTATGAGTCATTATAGCGTAGCTAATATTAGGCATCTTCTACTTTTTTAAGTTGAGGTAATTCAATTTTCTTTAAATTAGGAAGCTCAATTTTTTTAGGTTCTTCACTGCCAACTTTCTTTAATTTAGGCAACTGCAATTGCACTTGTTTTGGAATTTTATTAATCCATGGAGTAATTAATTCTTCAACTTTTTCTTGCATTTTAGCTAGAGAAAAATTATCTTTAATGTGCTTAGTAGTCTTACGTGATTTTTCTAAGTAGTTCTTATAATTCTTAAATATATCACGCATTATTCCGATGGCATAACCTTGCTCTACAGACCACCATTGTGATTCAGTTAAAATAACTTTATCCCAAGCTGCTGAAGGATGCACATTAGTTAGCGTACCTGGCAATAACCAACTAGTGTCTTTATCTAAAAAGTCTAGATGCCCTGACCAATTAGACACTAAAATAGGTTTACCTGTAACAGCTGCTTCTAATAAAGGTCTTCCAAATCCTTCTCCTTTAGTTAGTGACACATGCACCTTTACTTTAGGATGATTATATAAATCATTCATTTCAGCGTCAGTCAAATCTCCATGCACTATGTATATATTAGGCAATACTTTTGTGTCTACCGTATTTTTAATGATATCAATCTTATTTTGAAGTGCGTCTCTATCAACGATGCTAGGTTTACCTCCTGAAGTTTTAAGTATTAATGCAGGCGCGTTGGTTTTATTTTTAAACGACTCTAAAAACAATTTAATCGTTAACGCTACATTTTTTCTATCTTCGCCAAACTGACCAGGCAACCAATGACCTACAAACAAAAATGCAAAGTCTTCTTTAACTTGAGACATTAAATCTGATATAGTATCTGAACTAGCTGGAATATTTTTGTCAAATATGTCTAAATTCAATCCTTCAAAAAGAACTTCTATAGGTTTTTCACATTTTAAATGGCCAACTATTTGGTTAGTGTTTGAGTCTCGTTTTTCATACGATGTAGCTTCAAATACTGACTTAGCGTGCACTGATGAAACTAAAACTAAATCCATTCTATTCATGCCTTCAATCCATTCTGGACTGCATAATGTAGTTTCAATACCAGCAGTAACTCCTATATTGAGTTTTCCTATTTTTTGAAACTCATTAGGAACTGTAACTTGCATATACACATCAGGCTGTTGATTCATAGGGCCCATTAACATTCTACTAATGATGTCTTGATCTTCATTAGTCAATGCATTCATAGGAGTATCACCCCATCGAGTTGACACAATTTTAATATCATATTTATCAGTAGCTATTAATGCTCTTACTAAATCTCTACTACGCTCTCCATATCCACTACGAGTAGCGATAGGAGCTTGAAATACCAATACTGGTTTACTCATAACTTATATTTTAATCAATTCAACTTTAACTCTTGGAGTCCAATTAGCAAAGGCTGTGTTCATATCTTTAATAAAACGCTCGCCCATTGACTCTGCACTCAATCCTGTTTCTTTTGAAAGCATCCATTCTCTTCCAACTTTACCCCTACGCTTTCTTTCATTTCGATCTCTGTCATACCAAGTTTTAAGTGCCTCTGCACAATCTCTGTAATCTGCAATGTCGTCAAATATATACGGAGTGGGAGGAGACCCTTGAAGTGTTCTTACTGCCGGGAATACAGGTTCGACCCATTCGCCATGGCGAGTATAACGTCTAACTGAATTAGTTTGAAATTCGTCATTATAATCATATTCAGTTAAATAATTGCCTTCATCGTTTTTAAACCCACACTGATCTTGCATACCACCGGTAACATTAACTACTATAGGAGTACCTGCCATAACAGACTCTGCAGTACCTAATCCAAATCCTTCATTAGAAGCTATATTAGCAGTTACGTCTGATATATTATACAGGTAATTTAATTCTTTAGTTGTTATAATACGATTGCTAGTAAATTTAACGTTATAAGGGCACAGCTCTTTAATAACAGCTGGTAAGTCAGTTCCATTGTCATCTACTTGCTCCGTATGCATTAACAACAAACACTTATCTGCTTTTTCTTTAGGCAATTTATCGCAAAACTCTTTATATCCTAAAATTAAATCTGAAGTGTGTTTTCTACGAATATTACGAGCGTTATAGAATGTAATAAAATCAATACTATCTCCAACTAAATCTTTACGGAAAGCTTGAAGATCATTCCATTCAGGATGAGACTCGTCAATTGGATAAAATGAATTTTCATTTATACCATGAGGTACATATGTTGTTTGCCAATCTTCATGTTTAGTATTTTTAAGTACCTGCTTAACAATATTATACGTTTGTTTGGAAATACACATTAACAAGTCACAAGACTCGTAAAATGGTTTATTCCATCGAGGATATGGAACGTCATCCCAGATAGTGTAATAGAAAAGAGGCATTAACTGTCTCAATTCATGCTCCATTCCATACAACCAACCCCAAAATCTAGGATCAGTGAAGTGCAATACAGCATCTGGTTTTTCCATATTAATAATTTCTCGAAGTACTTCTGGAGTACCGTATCCACTAAATGGATACAACTTTAAATAAGCGTCTTCTACTCCTGTTTGATTTACGATGTCTTGAGATACGTCTAAAATTTTACCTTGATCCGGATGCTGTACAGCCGCTGCTAATTGTACCCAGTCAAACTCTTTACAAGTTTGTAATACAATTTCACGCGACATTGTTGCAATACCAGAGTGCATACGTAAATCATCAGAAAGTAACAGGATTTTCTTTTTCTTTGGCTTGTTCGGATCAACCTTACGAAGCTTTGGCAATTGTATTTGCGTCATAACCTTTATTGAATAATTTATAATAAATATGAAATTCTATTGAAAAACGGCGGTTTTAGTAGCAGTATTTGCAATATTTTGGGTTGCTTACATTTTGTTTTGTTGATGCATTTTTAATTGAGTACTTAGTACCACAGTCAACACATACAAACGTTGGTTTAGTTTCTGTGATTGGTCGCTCTAATACAGTTGTTTCGTTTTTCATTTACTTTTAAAGATTAATTTATCTATATTCCAAAATATTAAGGCACCTACAAACTGAAATCCTATTATGGTCCAGAAGTTATTCCAGCCCCATACATCACGCATTAGCCACATACATGGCCAAGATACAACTATACCTAGTTGCCATTTAGCGTGATACAATAAATACTGTTTAAGATTTTTCATTTACAATTACTACTGATTTGTTATGTTTAAGTGCCATATTAACTGCATGCTGTGAGCCTTTAGATGTTGATGTGCTGTCAATAAAAGCAATCATCTTATCACAATACTTTGCAATTAACTCATTGCGATGAAAAAACTGTGAAGTATGATACGGCTTACTATAATAGTTTTCATTCATCGCTGAATATAAATTTTTAACTGTATGAGCAGGATTAAATTCTTTATACTTAACTCCTAACTCCAATGCATATTTTTTTGCATACTTATCTGCGCCTGCACCAGCGCCTCCAGATACAATCTCTAACTTATCACCAAACGTTTGTTTAAGTTTGAAGATCATGTCTCGTATTTTTCGTTTGTTTTCGTATATCCTGCTCCCTACTATAGCAATTTTCATCAATTCAGGATCGGACTTTAATCTAGACATTATTTGAAATTTGTTCATTTTATTCTATTTGCTTTTGGACATAAATCTTCTTTATCTGCAAATTCACAATATTTGCAATTCTTCAATCCTTTATCTCCTATTGCAGGATAGCTAGCCGTTGTGTTATAGCTACCATCGTCATTAAAACAAGTCGACACAAAAGTTTCAATTTCAGCACTTAATTTTTTTCTAGTTATACGTCCTGAAGCTGGAGCAAATTCTTGCACACGCTTTTGTGGATACATAAAACCGTCAATCAATTTACGCTTTACAATAAAATACTTAACGTCAATCTTATCTTCATCATATCCATATTGTTTCGCAAAATACGATTTATACAATACTAACTGAGACGTTTTAATCTTATCTGCCTTAGCATATTGATTCCAACCTTTTGTACTCGTTTTAATGTCAATAATAATTATCCTGTCTTCTTCTATATCACGCAGTACTAAATCTATAAATCCATTCATTATTACATTTGGATTTTTTTCAGATGCTTGCACATACAATGGCATTTCAATACCAACTAACTCATAACCTTTGTTAGTGAAATAATCACCTCGATGCTTTTTGAACCAATCTAAGATTGCAACTCCATCTTCATAAAATTCTTGAAGTTGAGTTGCATTAGAAAAATGTTCATGATTGTTGTCAATAACTGACATCATATAATTCTGAGTCATTTGCTCTTGCAAACACTCTGCTAGGTTAAGTTGATCAGCAGTCTTAATTGACTCTCGAAACATTGTATTCAAATACCACTGCAATACTTCGTGAAATGAAGTACCAAATACGGTATGAATAGAAGGACCGCCAAATCGAGTACGATCAATATAATTCAATTTCCATTTATGTGGACATGAACTCCACATTGCAAACTGACTATACGATATAGTCTTATGATCTGGATTCTTTTCAGGAGCAACTGCTCTAAATAACTGACCTAATGCGCTAATTGCCATACAATAATTAATTTTCTATAATATAAGAAAACCTATTGTATGTTCAGTTATTTCTTTTGGATTTGTTCAGCTCTTCTTTTGAGATACCAAATGGCTTTGTTAAGATCTTCTAATTCTTTTGAAGCGTCTTTCTTACCCGCTCGAGAGATATACTTAACAGCATTGCCTAAACAGAAATCTAGATCCCACGCTTCAATTACTTTAATAGCTTCATAAGGATTAGATTCTCCTCCATAGTGTTTTGGATGGTTAACTGCCTCTGTAGTCTTATTACCTCGACCTGGCTGAATATGATAAATTAATTCTTGTTCCATATGGTTTATTTATTTTTTAATAGTTTATCTACCTCTTTATCCGTTTTACCGTATAATTTCACTATTTCCTTTAACGATAACAGTCGATCTCCTGTATACAATTCTAAGTATTCCACAGCTTCCTTCTCTGAAATTAAGAAGTGCTTTGACAGTAATTCCACCAACTCAGAATTGTATTTAGACTCTTTACTTCCTTTAATATACTTATTAAATGTCTTTTGTTTAGGAAGAACATCTAAATACAATTTATAAACTTCTTCTGGGGACAGTAATCCTATAGTATACTTTTGAAGTTCGTTAACCAGTTCAACCCAATCCATATTCATAGACAACCATCTGTTTATCATATACGGAGTGAAAGCTTTTTTGTCTTCGTCACTCAGTTTACTCCAAGCAGTTTTCTTATCTGTAATATTAGATAAATGATCGAATAAAGTTGCTGGTTTACTCATTTGGAATGTCAAATTCAGCGTTTATATTTCCACACGCAGTACACATGAAAACTTGAATAGGAGCAATTTGATCTTCTTTAGCACCAGTTAAAAGTTTACTAATTCTTTTAAACTTCATAGCCGGCATAAAGATATCATTATCACACCCTTCAGCATCACATACGATTGACGCTGCTTTTGCTAGATTAATATTAACCTGCTGTTTATTACCTTGAAATTGTTGCTTTTGCATTTTAGTATAATTCGTTTATTATTTTTACAAACATGGCACATACATTTATCTCTTTATCAACTACCATAGAATCTTGATACTGATGATCTGCAATAATCAATATAACAGAAGCTATATGACCAACAGCAAATGCATCTAAATTGTCGTATAAGTGTCTATACAACGCAGTATAATCTTTTACATGACTATCTGCTAATAGCTGACGAATAGAAGTAAATAGCTGCTTTTTATCTTTAATAGTCTGAAGCATTTCAACTATCTTATCCATATAGTTAGACTCTATCAACGATTGCTTATCAATAGTCAATTCCCCATTTACTACCTGACGCTGACAAGAGTTTAATATTCTTCTAATGTCTGGATATCCAGCATTTACAATACTAACTAAATCTTCAGGTTTCACTGAAACGTTTTCTTGTTGCAAAATCATATTAACTCTGATAGCAACGTCTTTCTTACTAGGAGGAGTGATAGCAAATACTTGACAACGACTTTGAATAGGATCGATAATCTTCTCTACGTAATTACATGTTAAAATAAAACGAGTAGTCTTACTAAACGTTTCCATTAAGTTACGTAATGCTGCTTGAGCATTAGGAGTCAAATAATCAGCCTCATCTAATATAATCAACTTCCATTGACGAAACCCAATTGTAGACGCAAAGCTTTTAATCTTCTCTCTTACAGTGTCGACATTATTCTCATCTGAAGCGTTAATATACATTAAATCACAGTCAATGTTTTTTGCAATCAACTTTGCCATAGTAGTCTTACCCGTGCCAGCTGATCCATAAAACAATAAATGAGGTACATCGCCATTGTCAAGATATATCTTAACTTTTTCTACAATCGATTGATTGCCTACATACCCTTCTAGAGTGTCAGGTCTATACTTCTCTACCCAAAGAGTGTGTTCTGAATTTCCAAACATTTGTTATTTTTTATTTAATGTGCGAATGATAAGTTCCAATGAGCTCATCATAGTAGACAACTCATTGGAAGCTTTCTCATTATATTTATTTTGCAATCTAGAAAACAGTTCAGTTGCTAATTCTAGCTCCGTCAATTTAATTTCTGGACTATTTTCAACTACTTGAACTGTTTCCTTCTTGCTTTGTTTAACCTTAATTACCGGAGTTTCTTCTTTAACAATCTCCACAGGTTTCTTTCTGGCCATTATTAAGCAATTGTTAATTTAACCAAATAATATGTCGAAGAGTAGTCTGCATTACTAAAAGTAACACGAGCCAACCCTTTAGAACTTACTTCTAACAATCCAGTTGCGTCTGCATTAGCTACAAGAATTTCTTTAAACAACTTAGCAGAGAAACATACAGTTTCCATATCAGCTGTTTGTTTTGTAGCTGTATTAAACACAATACGATTTGTATTTACACTTGAGTGATTGATGATAATTTTAGTTTCGCCATCTTTACTTTCAACACCAAAGTTATCAGACTCAGGCAAAGCATTTTTAGCTTTAATAAAAGTATTTGAAAAATCTTTATTAAGCTCAATCTGAACCTCGAACTCTGGAAGTGACTTCAAATTAGGCACTTGACGAATAACTGATAAGTCAGCTAACATGTAAGTTACATTTGCGGAAGAGTCTTTGAAGTTTACAGAGTAAATCTTTTTATCTACTTCTCCATAACTAATGTCAATCTTTTCATCTACTGCAGTTAGCATCTTCAACAACTGAGACGTTGCATACACACCTAATTCAGCATTAGCAGAATCAAATTGATTTAGTGTAACTTCGCCTATTACATTTTGGTCTGCGCTAATAAACTTAGTATTAAGAGTTTTATCTTCTACAACTAATTTAGCACTATCAGTATTACCTGCCAAATAATAACGATTGACAAAACCGATAAATTTACTTTTTTCCATTTCTTATTTTGTTTTATATTGTTTTCTAACTGCTTTAAAAGCAACATACATAGTTAATGCTATTAAACTTAAATTTAATAGATTTGGATGCCAATGCTCTCCACAAACGCCTAATGCGTGATAAATGAAATCTTTCATAACTTATTTTTTCTTTAATATATGTAATCCTTTTAACAAATCAAAATTAATATTGAGGAACAGGCTGTTGAGCATCTTTTTCTTCTGGAAGTTCTACAATAGCACATTCAGCTGTCATAATCATTGAAGCTACTGAAGCCGCATTTTGCAAAGCAATACGAGTCACCTTAGTAGGATCAATAATACCAGCGTCAATTAAATTTTCAAATTGCTCTGTCTTTGCATTGTAACCATAGTCATTATCATTTGACAAAATATCTCTGATAATAACAGATCCTTCTACACCTGCATTGGCGCAAATTTGACGGATAGGAGCTTCAATTGATTTGCGAATAATTTGCACGCCAATCTTTTGATCTTCATTATCAACAGTTAATGTATCCAAAGCTTTCGCTGCTTTCAATAAAGCAGTGCCACCACCTGGAACAATACCTTCTGCAATTGCAGCACGAGTAGCGTGAAGTGCATCATCTACACGATCTTTAATTTCTTTCATTTCTACTTCTGAAGAAGCTCCAATGTAAATTACAGCTACTCCGCCTGCTAATTTAGCCAAACGCTCTTGAAGCTTTTCAATTTCGTAATCTGACTTTGAAGATTCAATTTGCCCACGAATAGCTACAATACGCTCTTCAATAGCTTCTTTCTCACCAGCGCCATTTACAATAATACAATTGTCTTTAGACACAATTACTTTTTCAGCTTGACCTAAATGATCTAAAGTAGCGTCTTCTAACTTAACACCTAACTCTTCAAATAAAGCAGTACCGCCAGTTAGCACAGCGATGTCTTGCAACATTTCTTTTCTCTTCTCTCCAAAGCCTGGAGCCTTTACTGCACATATCTTCAAACCAGCTCTCACTCTATTTACTACCAAAGTAGCCAAAGCTTCTGCTTCAACATCTTCTGCAATAATTAAAAGAGGACGACCAGTCTGTACAGCACCTTCTAAAATAGATAGGAAGTCTTTCATTACACTAATCTTTTTATCATAGATTAGAATTAATGGCTTCTCCATTTCTACTTCCATTTTCTCTGAGTTAGTAACAAAATAAGGAGATAGATACCCACGATCAAATTGCATACCTTCTACTGTTTTAATTTCAGTGTCAGTACCTTTAGCTTCTTCTACAGTAATTACACCATCTTTACCCACTACTGAAATAGCTTCTGCAATCAACTTACCTACTACTGTGTCGTTATTAGCTGATACCGTAGCTACCTGCTCAATTTTATTAATGTCATCACTAACTACTTTAGATTGAGCAACTAACTCATCAACTATTACTGCCACTGCTTTATCAATACCACGCTTCATTTCAATAGGATTGACACCAGTTTCTACGGACTTAATAGCGTCTGTTAAAATAGCTTGAGCTAATACAGTAGCTGTAGTAGTACCATCACCTGCTTCTGTAGCAGTTTTACTAGCTACTTCTTTAACTAACTGAGCTCCCATGTTCATCAATGGGTCTTGCAATTCAATTTCTTTTGCAACAGACACTCCATCTTTAGTAATAACAGGGCTTCCAAACTTCTTGGAAATTACTACGTTTCGGCCCTTAGGTCCTAATGTAACCTTTACTGCATTTGCTAAAGCATCGACTCCTTTCTTAAGTCCTTCTCTGCTTTCTGAATTAAAATAAACTTGTTTTGCCATAATTTATGATTCTTTATTTTCTTTGGTTTTTGATTTTTTTGATTTTTTCTCGTCTACTGGTTGAATAGCGTCAAAGTCAAAATATTCATTTCGTACTTCACGAGCTACATTCATTACATTTTCTCCTCCAAACTTTACATAGAATGGTCTATATCTTTCATATACTTGAATTGGGTCAGGAGAATTAAACATCTCTTCCATTGATCTCAATATTTGAATTAGATCGTTAGGAATCAATTCTGCTAATACTTCTAGAGGACAGCTATTAACTAAATTCTCAACATTGTCTGCAGTGTATACATACATATACAAATTATGATATGTCAATCGAGTAACAGCTTCCGTCGAATAATTTTCAACAATATCCCAAGTTAAATGAGGTACGCCTGGATGATCAATCAAAGAAGGAACGTGGCCTGTTTTAGGATATCCTAATTGACTTCCATCCTTAGGGAAATACAACATATTAAATACTTGATCTTTCCAATTAGGACTCCATACCATCTGACCGAAGATTGGATATTGACCTGGAGATGAACTATCAGTGGATACTGTAATTCTATTATTCGTCAATTGGTTCATCAACTTTTGCATTTGCGCTAAAATGAAAAAGTCAGATACTTTAGAAATTCCTAATAAGTGAACCCAAGTATTATTTGTCTTTTCAAACTCTTTCTCTTTTAACATCAAAGCCAAAATATACATGAAGTCTACTAATCGTCTAGAAGACCCAATACACCAACCTCCAAAGTCTAAACCTTTAACTGTATTGTACCATGTAGTAAACTCAACAGGATTTGAACCTTGAACTACATTTAAGAAATTAGTTTTACCAGTTTGTTTCTTTTCAAAATACTTAAAGTTATCTAAACTAATGTCTAATGACTCTTGAAAGCGACCTTCATAAGTCACGCGAGGAGGAATATCAATATTAGCAGCGATATCTGAATTGTGTTCTAACCATTCAAAAATTCTATCACGCAATGCCATGTCCCATTTCAAAGCACCAGTTGCAATTTGGAACCCACCGGAGTCTCCAAATACTAAAGTGTCTTGCAACCCCCACGTTTGCCTAATATTATCTTTCTTGTATAAATGACCTGCGGTCATCAAGAAGTATTTGTAACGCCATTTCTCAGGAACTCTATCGTCCCAAAAGCGATACGGCACGCCCGGTGCAACCTCCATATCTTTTGTTAGTGGCGATGCATAAGCACCTGAAGATAATGAAGGGAAGTAAACTAATTTCTTTTCTGTCATATTCTTTAATATAGTAAATTCTTATTGATTATCCAAATATTTCGTTAAGAATTTCTTCTGAATCAAAATATTCATTTGTTAAATGTTGAGTATGTAATTCTAATGTATAACTATGTCTGTCGTAGTCTGTAATTAAATTATTCATTTTATCTATTAATTGCGGAGCGTACATACAATAGTTTAATATATTTGAAGTCCAATGCGGAGGATATCTAAACTCATCGGGCACTAAATGATCAATACCGTCAATATCTGGAACTAATGGTATTGTTCCTAATATACAACATTCATATATTTCTTGACCAATCGTAGGATGTAGATAAGGCAGGAATG